CAGGGCGGATTTTTGCCGCTTTCCATCCAGGCGGCGCGCCTGCGCCGTCCAGCTCGCAGCGCCCAGGCAGGCGTGGCGGTGCGATTTTGCAGGAAAATGACGTGGAACTTGCAAATAACACCACGAAAACGCAAGAAACCGTTGGGATTATAGGGCATAATGCCAACAGTTCCGGCGCTTGCCTGCATTCATTCCGTCATTTCGGCGGCGACCCGCCCCGGTTTTACAAACCTGGCGGACTTTTCCGCCACGCTCCGTGGCGTAGCTCTTCCCCCCGCCCCCATGTTCCGCTCGACATTCCGCCCGTTCAATTCCGCTGCGAGTGCGGCGTTCAAATCCATACTGCGTTTTCTGCGTCAGCTTCGGCTGGCGCTTTTCTTTTTTCTGTGTATTGGGGGGTGGGGGTATGTTTTCAAATCTGAGGAAAAAAGGGAAAGGTGTCATATCAAAACCTCAAAAAATAAAATTTGCGCGGTTGCCTTACGGCAACATAACAGAGACCCTACGGGTCGGCACCGATTAAGGGGTGAGTGGTCAGCAGATGGATTGCGGGTAGGCGGCGGCGGACATGGCTTTGCGGTGCGAAAAAACCTCCTTGGTGCGGTGTGTATGCTGGAAGTAGATATAAGCGAAAGCGAGGGGCTGTAATTGGCAGTTAAGAGGGGGCCGCGCGAACGGCATAGACAGGCGCAGGAGCTCCGGGATGCGGGATGGACGTGTCAGGCCATCGCAGATCTTTTGGGGGTGTCCAAGCAGTACATTTCGCAGATACTCCGTGCGGATGAGACAAGTTACGTCCCGATCCGCGGCATCTGCTATCCGGGGCTGAGACAGTGGCTTTCTGCGCACCGATACGGGATGCCGAAGCTGCTGGATGCCTTGGGGTATCAGTACAGCGGAAACGCCTCGGTCTATCTGCGGAAACGGCTACAAGGGGAAACTGAGTTCCGTATTTCCGAAATTCGGGAAATCTTGAAACTGACCGGGCTGACGTTTGAGGACGCTTTTTCGCGTGAGGAGGATAGAAATATTGAACTGTAAACGGGAGGATTGTTTTCAGTGTCCGTACCCGGATTGCATCAACGACTATGTGAAGAAGGAATACCCGCGGTCGAAGGAGTACCGGGCGCGCCAGATCGAATGGTATCGGCAGCGGTCAAAGCGGTGGGAAGCCGCGGGGCTTTGCAGCGTTTGTGGCGCTAGACCTCCGAGACCCGGTTATAAGTCGTGTTTGGAATGCGCGATGAAGCGACGACGGTATGCGAATAACTCTCATTGGAGACGCGGGCATACGCCAAAGACGCTGATGGACGGTGTGACGCTCTGTAAGAAGTGCGGCAAGGCTCCGCCGGCGGATGGGTATAAGGTCTGTGAGCGATGTCTGGAAGGATGCAGGCGCGCGCTCAAAAATGTACCGAGCCATAAAGGCATAGCGATGGAAAACAGCGGTTTTGTGCGGGCGCTTCGCGCCGACTATTTGAGAAACGGGAAAGGGGTGAAACGATAGGTGAGTGTAACGTTGTACTGCGAAAAATCCGGGAAGTTCATCGACGTAACGATGTCTGGATTCCTTCGGCTGCGCATGAAGATCGCAGAGCTGGCCGGTAAGGAGTGGGGCTCGCATTACGCGAAGCTGGCGCACCCTCCGCTGTTTGGAGGTAAGGCTGCTGAGTTCTTTCATGCTTTTGACGATAAGACCGGCGAGCTCCTGGCGAAAGGCGCTGTCAGTGCCAATATTGCCGATTTCTGCCTACAGTCCGATTGCGGTGGTCGCATTGAGCCGCGAACGTGCGCGGAGATCTTAGACGTGATCAGCGATTACAACGATGACCTGCCGTATGGATATACGGGACGCGCGGACTGCGCAAAGTTCTCGGACTTCAAACGGCTCCTTCAGGAGTGCGTGAAAAATAAATGCGATCTGATATGGGATTAGGAGGTAAATACCATGGATGCAGTTGAATTTATCAAGGCATACAGCCGAATGTGTCACTATTTTGACAACCTGAATGGTGAGGACGCAAATCCGTGCACTGGATGTCCGCTTGAAAATATCGGCAATGGATGCAATATGCTCGACATCGCCGACAGAGCGGAAGAAGCCGTGGATGCTGTTGAACGGTGGGCAAACGAACATCCTGTAAAAACAAGGCAGAGTGAATTACTAAAGTTGTTTCCGAATGCTAAATCCGACGAAACAGGAGTATCGTACATCTGCCCTAGGATGGTCCATGAAAAGGAATAAGGAGGGGCGGATACGGTGAGAGCAAAGAAAGACGGAGAGTTCCGAAGCAGCGTCTATGAGCAGAGACCGGCGTATGCGGATTTTGATGCGCCGGCGAAGTTTCAGGCGATTCAGAGCATCATTGCAAAACGTTTAAAGCAGCATCCGAACGCGATGTGTTCATACTCCGGCGGGAGCGACAGCGACATTATGATGCACATGATCGAGACTGCCAGACAGATTTTCAGCCTGCCGACGGTCAAGTATTACTTTTTTGAAACGGGACTGGAAATGGATGCCACGCGCCGCCATGTAAAGGCAATGGCAGAGCACTACGGCGTGGAGATCGTGACTGTCAGACCAGAGAAAAACATCGTGCAGGCGACACGCGAGTACGGGCAGCCGTTTGTATCAAAGATCATGTCTGCCGGGCTGGAGGCAGTGCAGAAGAAGAACATCCCGCTTGCCATCGCCGACGAATACGATCAGGCGGAGGACAAGCCGGCAAAGCGGAAGGAATTGAAAGGCAGGTATCCCGGCTGCGAGCAGGCGATCAATTTTCTTTGTTGCTGCAATTCAGTGGGAGAACCGCGTCCGAATATCCAGCTTGTTATAAACAGCTCGAAATATATGCTGGATTTCATCAAGGAAAATCCGATCCCGTTCAAGGTAAGTAACAAATGCTGCGACATTTGCAAGAAGCAGCCCGCGCACGCCATCGAAAAGCAGTTCGACATGGTGATCACGGGGGAGCGCCGCGATGAAGGCGGGATGCGCAGCGTGCCGCGCGGAGACAGCTCGACGATGTGCTTCACGGAGACGGCGGCGGGAAAGTTCCGCCTCAGACCGCTGTTTTATGTTTCAGACAAGGACAAGCAATGGTACAAGGATTATTATGGGCTGCGTTACTCAGACGCCTATGAGGTCTACGGTCTCAAGCGGACAGGCTGCTGCGGCTGCGCGATCTCGGCAAGAGCTGCGTCCGATCTGGAACTGATCCGACCGTATGAGCCGAATGTCGTCAAGGTGGCGTGGGCGATCTTCGGAGACAGCTACCGCTATCGGGCACGGTACAACGAGTATAAGGCTATGCGCCGGGAGAAGGAGAAGGGCGTAAAGGATGTGAAGCCGGAGCAACTGCCGGGGCAAGTGACCATGGAGGACATGTTATGACGACAAAAGAGATCGTGCAGGCGCTGCGGGTCTGCGCAAGCGGAGGAGCAGAGGACTGCCCGTTTACGGCGGTCGCTGGGTGCGATGGGTGCCCGAAAGTAAGCGCCGACCTGATCGAGTGCTTGAGCGCCGAGAACGCTGACCTGCGCAAAGAACTTGAGTGGAAGGACATGGTGATTGCACTCGCCCAAAAGAAGCAGGCAGAGGCAGAAGCTGAGAGAGACGCGCTGCTGGAAGCAGACGAATGGGAAAGGGAATGGGATGACGAATGGAACGACTGACAGAACAACACATAAAAAAAGAGGATGGCTATTACATGGTCTGCTCTGGCTCGGAATGCACGGGGATACACTGCGAGGACTGCCCTGAGCTAGACAGGATCGTAGACCGACTTGGTGCGTATGAGGACACGGGGCTGACGCCGGAACTCTGCGCGGAGTTTGCGCAAGCGGACGCGGAGGGACGGTACATCGTAATGCGTGATGCGGGGCAGGCTGGTGTTGCCCGCCTGCGGGAACTGGCTGCGGCGGACAAAGAGGGGCGCGTCCTGATTCGTCCGTCCAAGCCGGGTGACACCGTATTCCGTATTTGGGTAACATCTGAGCGAAAGCCGGAGATAACCGAATACTATATGACGGATTATGAAATGGTTGTAAGCTGGTTGCACCTATTCGGAAAAACTGTATTTTTGACCCGCGAGGAAGCGGAGCGCGCGATAGAGGGGCGAAAGAATGGCTGACGAATATATCAGGCGGAAGGACGCGGCGAAGCTGCTTGGGCATATCTTCGGTGTCGATGTCGTGCGAAGGCTGCACGAAGTGCCTTCCGTAGACGTTGCGCCGGTGGTGCGCTGCAGGGACTGCAAGTACGGAGACTACGACAGCAAGCCGGACGGCGCTATGGTCTGCCTGAGAACGAAGGACGGATTCTGGCGGAAGGAAACGGATTTTTGCAGTTACGGAACACCCAAAAATGATGGAGGAGAAACATGAGCAAATCGGTACTTATCAGCATCCGCCCGAAGTGGTGTGAGAAGATCGTAAGCGGAGAGAAAACGGTCGAGGTGCGCAAGACGCGACCGAAACTGGAAATGCCGTTTAAGTGCTACATCTACTGCGCGAAAGACGGTGACCCGCGCAGGCTGGTCGGGGAGCGCGGCAAGGTCATTGGTGAGTTTATCTGTGACCACATTTTTGAGCTAGAAACAAAAGCACCAGGTGGAAGTTACTACGTCAAAGGCGAGGATCAGCCGACAACAAACGATGTGGCGCGGCAGTCGTGTCTCGACCTAAGAGATATGCACGAGTATCTGCGCGCAGCAAAAGGCTATGGATGGCATATCTCCAACCTCAAGATTTACGATACCACGCGAGAACTGCGGGAGTTTACCGGCTTGCGCGATACAAAATTTGGCGCAGCGCCGTATGAAATCAGCCGCCCGTTTCAGAGCTGGGGATATGTGGAGGAACTGAAATGACACCTGAACTTTTGAGATCGGCGATACGAACCGCCCAGAAGCTGCATAGATGCTCCTTGTGCTACGGAGAAATTAAGCCGGGTGAAGAATACGGTTATAGCATATACAAATACGACGGGCGGGTTTATGACTGGAAAGCGCATCTGGAATGCGAAGCCGTGTCCATGTTTCTGTTTGACTACGTTGACCCCGATTGCGGTATGACCTCCGATGATTTTTGCGAGGCTTGCGCCGACGTGTGCCGTGTCTTTGCCTGCCCGGACTGCGAACACTTTGACGCAGAAGGCGCTTCGGTCGGCGATTACTGCAAAAAAGACAACTTTTATTGCGTCCATAAGCTATACGAACTGTCGCAAAAGTACGTTCTGACTATGGTACGAGATGAAACAAATTTCTGCCTGAAATGGGGGCTTGACCCAATCGAGGAGGAAACGGAATGAAAATTTACATTGCCGGCAAAATCACCGGCGACCCGGAGTATCGGAAAAAGTTTGCCTGCGCAGCGCGGCAGTGCGAGGAATTTGGGCATATTGCTTTGAATCCGGCAGAGCTGCCGGAGGGGATGGCTGCGGCGGACTATATGCGCATCTGCTTCGCTATGCTCGATGTCGCAGACGAGATGTGGTATCTGGCGGATGCCGCGGACAGTCCTGGCGCATTTCTGAAGGTCCAGTATTGCCGATACGTCAAGAAACGCATTCGGAGGTTTTCGGAAGCCGTAGAGGAGGAAAAAGCGTGGAGAGACTGACTTTTGAAGGGAACTTCTGCGACATTGCCCAATGCTGCGCTATACCATGCCCATATGACAACAACTGCACGCAGAAGCAGGTGTGGGAAAGATTGCGGCAATATGAAGACACAGGGCTGTCTCCCATTGCTTGCAAAGAGGCTCACAAAATCGAATCGGGACTTTCGGTTGACGGCTATTCTATCTCTCGGATGGTCGAATTGATGGTGGCTGACGTCAATGGGAAAATTCTGAGACTTCCTTGCAATCCCGGCGACCGTGTTTTTGCTGTTGGCAAGCAACAGATCGTGGAGTGCAAGGTGGATTCGATTTATCTTGACAAACGGCGACATGGTGTTTGCGTCACGTTTAACTGCGTTTCGTGCCCCGGATGTCCATTCTATACGCCGATTCCAGACCCGGAAGGTGACTTCCGCTGTGCTGGAGAACTCAACGAAGCTGAAATTGATTTTTGCGCTTTCGGGAAAACCGTTTTCACGACATACGAAGAGGCTGAGAATGCCTTGCGCGAAATGGATGTGAAGCAGTGAAAGTCATCGTGATAGAAGATGAACTCCTACGCAGTATTGACGAGCTTGTCAATGAAGCAATCAAAGATATTCCGCGGCGCCGTGTTTTGGCCATCAAGTTCTGCTGTGTGTTTGACAGCGCACGGGGCATACGCAGATATTCCGCGATAATCATTCTTAAATAATCATTTTGCCGCCAGTGCCCGGAAACGGATTCTGGCGGCATTTGTTTTTGTTTTCTATGATTTCATGCGAAAAAACGTACTTTTTTACGCTTGATATGATAGAGACAGAGGGGGTGATTCCGTGGGAAAGCAGGAATCAACAATTCGGATGCGGTACATCGGAAAGACCGGGTTTCACGGGCTGAAGCATCTGAAAATCTACGACATCAGCATAGCGAGTATGTACGGCAGGATATGGCTGGAGGTCGGGGGAGAATCCATCTCCTACGCATCACTTGCGATGCTATGCCGGAACTGGTCAGACGCGCAGAAGGGAGGAACAGCATGAACGATTGCGAGCGCGTGGTGGCTTATTGCAAGAAACATGGGTCGATCACGCAGATGGAGGCCACGAACGCTTTCGGGTGCACGCGTCTCGGCGCGCGGATATGGGATCTAAAGGATCGGGGTTATTTTGTATGCTCCGTATGGGAAGACGGTGTTGACCGCTTTGGCGATCGGACGCGGTACAAACGTTATTATGTGCGGGAGGCGTAGATATGAGCGTTCGGAGGAAAACCGATTTTCGGCTGACGCTCATCCGATCATGCGGGACGTGCGGTCGGGAGTTTGTTACATCTGCCGCAAGCCCCTGGATGCGCCAGATCCCCCGAGACGGCAAGAAGCAGGCGACCACATATTTCTGTTCAGAATCCTGTTTCGCCAAGAGCTATAAGCACATCGGGTTCTATGATGGGAAGGCGCAGGAGCGGCGGGCGGAACGGGAAGCCAAGCGGGATAATCGGGAGCGTCACCGCAGGTATTATGCCAATCATGCCGAAAAACGCCGCCAGCATCAGCGCGACTGGTATTGGGCAAATCACGAAGAAGCCATGCTGCGCAGCAAATACAACAAACAAAAAATGAAGCTGCTCCGGCAATCAGCATCGGAGCAGGCAGAGGTAGGAAATGCTTAAAAGAATGATTAAATGCTTGAAATTGATCGCCAGATTGGCGCTCGCGGTCATTATTTGTGCGATCATCTTGATTGCTGCGGCAATGGTGAGAGCCGAAACGGGTTCGGCAGAAGAACTCACGCCGGAAGCGCAGAGTGAAGATAGTAGTCAGTTGCCAGATGACCCGGAACTTTACGCCGAAAGATCGTGCGCCACGCACGTCAATGAAACTGGTCCACCGCCTGCTGATGATTTTGAAGAATCAAGCACATCGGTAGCCGATACGCAAACGATAGAGCCGGAGCTTAATTTGGAGAGCGCAGGGTCTACAGAAGAATATTTGAAGATTTCTGCGGCGGTTGATGTTAGTGCTCCCACCATTGACGAGGACGATTTGGAGATGCTTGCCTGCACGATCTACGTCGAAGCCGGCGGTGATGCTTGCAGCGACGAGACGCGGATGATGGTCGGGAACGTCGTTCTGAATCGCGTGGCGCACCCGGACTTCCCCGGAACAATTGAGGAGGTTCTGCTACAGCCGGGGCAATACAACACATTCTCGTGGACGGGTATCGTATGGCCCGCGCGTGCCACATCCGATGTGGAGCTCCACGCGGTAGATCGCGCATATGAATGCGCGCGGCGTCTGCTGGAAGGCGAACGCGTTTTTGACGAAAGCGTCATCTGGCAGAGCAATGTGTTTCAGGGAACGGAAGTTGTTTCGTATCAGGATGGAATTTATTTTTGCAGATAGGAGAAGCTGCAATGGAAAATTTCTTTTCGGTTATTCTTGGATGGATATTGATCGGGATTGGTGTGGCATCAACCGCATTGCTGGTGTATAGCTGTTTGTGGTGCATCCGGCAGAAATACGTCGCAGGAGCTGTCAGATATGCAGTCATGGCAATTTTCAGCACCCTGATCGTGACGCTCTGGATTTTATCGAGTCTGAAATGAGATGCCACTGTCGCGCCGCAGGGGCGTCATAGAGACGAGAATTGATGTTAAACGTCAAATGACACGTTGAGCAGCAGAAAACAGCCCTACAGCCCCACACGAGCGCGACGCGACTATATGCTAGTCAAAGGAGAATGTGAAAATGAGTTTGAACAATATTGCGATCATGGGTAGGATGGTCAAAGACCCGGAACTTCGCCGCACGCAGGCGGGTGATGCCGTGGCGTCCTTCACGTTGGCTGTGGAGCGGGACGCCAAAAACCGCGAGGGTGTCCGGGAGACGGATTTTTTGGATTGTGTAGCATGGCGAAGTACGGCAGAATTTGCAGCGCGGTATTTCCAGAAGGGAAGCTACGCGATCGTAAAAGGGCGGCTGGCTATCCGAAAATATGAAACGAAAGACGGTCAGAAGCGCTCCGCGCCGGAGATCATCGTGGAGACGCTGTATTTTGCGGATTCCAAAAAGGACGCCGATTCGGACGACCACCCTCGTATGGACAAGCTGGTTGATGCAGAGGACGACGCGATCGCGGGCGGCTTTGCGCCGATTGCCGGCAACGACTCGGATCTGCCATTTTGATGGGAGGTAAAAATGGAACGATTGTTTTCTACTGTAATTTTCGACAGCGAGGGACTGCCCGACCTGAATGATCCGGCTCTTCCCGTACTGTCTCTTGGGCTTCTTACACAAGCGGAACTTGATGCCATCATGTGTATTGCAGCTAAATCAGGTCTTGGTGTCATCGTTCATCCCATCAACGAAGAATCGGAGGAAAGCGATGGCTGAAAAGAGATACCACTGGCTCAAACTGAAGGATGATTTTTTCACGTCCAAACGGATTAAAAAACTCCGAAAATTGGCTGGCGGCGATACTTACACGATTATTTACCTGAAAATGCAGTTGATTGCCATGAAGCACGATGGCATCATCACGTTCACTGGTCTCGAAAAGTCTATTGCCGAGGAATTGGCACTGGAGTTAGATGAAAGTGTCGAAAATGTGACTGTTACCGTGCAATATCTTCTTTCATGCGGGCTGATGGAAACATCGGATGACGTTCACTTCTTTATCCCTTATGCAGTTGAAAATACGCAGTCCGAGGCAGCTAGTACGCAGCGTTCAAGATTGTCACGAGAACGCCGAAAAGTGTTGCAATGCAACACGGATGCAACGCAGATGCAACGGGAGCGCAACAAATTGCAACATAACTGCAACGTAGATATAGATATAGAGAAAGATATAGATACAGAGATAGAGAAAGATATAGAGGAAGTATCTTACGATACTTCTTGCGCAGAGCCGGAATCCGTCTCCGCGCCGCCAGTCGCCAGCATCATCTTGAATGATAAGAGTTTTTACGACGTTATGCCGGATGATTACAGCCGCTGGTGTGAGCTGTACCCCAATGTCGATGTTATGCAGGCGCTACGCAACATGGTCGGGTGGTGTGAATCCAACCCGACGAAACGTAAAACGCGGCGCGGAATAAAGTCGTTTATTACGTCGTGGCTTTCAAGAGAGCAGGATAAGGGCGGCACCCGCTATCGCAATCAGGGAAATGGATTCAGCGGAAACGTATTTGCCGACCTCGCCGAGGGCATGAGAAATGGACAAATTTGAAACGACTTCTATTTTGGCGGTCCTGAAAGCCGCTTACCCCAAGTTCTATCAGGGGCTTTCACTCGAAGAGGCAAATAGCATCGTCAATCTGTGGGCAGAAATGTTTGCCGACGATCCTGCCGAAATTGTCGCCACGGCAGTGAAGGCTATGATCGCGTCGCGCAACAGCAATTTCCCACCGAATATTGGCGAAGTCAAGGAGCAGATTCGAAAGATCACCACGCCGGACAGCATGACGGAGCAGGAAGCATGGTCGAAGATCTACAAGGCGATTGTGAATGCCGGGTATGACTCGAAAGCGGAATTTGACAAGCTCCCGAAAAGTTTACAGAGATTGGTGGGAAGTCCGCAGCAGCTCTTTGAGTGGTCAATGATGGATGTTACGACGGTGCAGAGCGTTGTAGCATCAAACGTTATGCGATCCTTCCGGGCAATTCAGGCGCAGGAGCAGGAACAAGCGAAGTTGCCGCAAAGCGTGAAACGGTTTTTGCAGGACGCGAAATTGAAAGCGATCGACGATGCCATTGCAGATACGCCGCCGATGTTGACGGAGGTGGTCGAATCGTGAATGTTAAAGTCGGGGACGTCGTCGTCCGAAAACTGGACTTCACCTTTGCACCTGATAATGGAAACGCAGGCAGAGAAGCCAGAAATCACACAGGGAGAGTAGTATACGTCCACCCGAAAGGCAGATTTTTCGTGGTTGAGTTTCCGATGAGAAATAAAGCCACAATTCGAGTGAGTTTCAGATTGGAGGGGAATTGATGGTCAGTACAATCACGCAGGAATCCAGAGCGCGGGATGCTATCGTGCTCAAAGCGTTAGACCGAAATATACAGGAAGCACCGAAGTTCGGAATCTGCTGTGATGTGTTTGTGGCGCTCAAGGGTGAGTTTGAGCGCGTGATGCAGGAGAGAGATACTTTGCTCCAAAACAGAAAGTACGAATGAAAAAAGTAGTTGAAAATCGAAACGAAATTCAAAACAGTTATAATTGGCGCTGTATTTTCAACGGGTTTGCTTGATTTTGAGAGGGTTCGAATCCCTCCCACTCCGCCATAAAGAGGAAAGCCCGTAATCGTAGTGATTACGGGCTTTTTCTTATATACCAAAGGTTTTTGGCGTTTTTGGGTGCGAAATAATTTGCGCATACGTTCAACTATGTGCGCAAAAAATAAGCGGTTTACGCGCGAAAATCGAAACGAAAATCGAAACGCGTCAGGTCGCTTTGGAACGACGATCAATGTCGGCATAGAATCGCTGCATTTTCTTTGCATTTCGATCTTTGTCTTTTTGTGCTTCTTGGAGATAATGCTCATGGACCGTTTTATAATCTGTCCAACCACCGACGCTCATGGTACGGATTTCGCTCCAATTGAGATGATAGCATAGGGACGCAAATGAGCGGCGAAGCCCATGCACAGCCACGGGAGGAAGATTTGCGCTCACACACACCCGGTTGATACGACGCCCGATCAGACGCGGGTTTTCGTGAAATAGGCGATCTTCCGGCGGTATGTCTGGCAGTATCTCAAGGAGACGCGGAATTAGAACAGGGATCTCTCTGGTTGAGTGAGATGTTTTATTTGTATCTTTTTCGACGAACGTGTTATTCTCATCTGGGACGATAGAGCCTGATACAACGATATACTCAGCACCTGCTTTGGCCGTGACGATACTGCTGCGTTTTAAGGCAAGCAGCTCTGAAAGACGGAGGGAGTGAAGGGCAAGAAGTGCGGCAAGTTCACAATCTTTTCCGCGAACGGCGGGGATGAAGCGCTGAATCTGCTCGTAGTCGAGATACGGTTGACCGCCCTTTTTAAACTTTGGAAGTTTGACGTCCGGCGGGGTGATCTTAAAATATCGCATTGCCGCCACAACAGCGTCCCACGCGTTACAGACCGTCTTTGCGGAGACAAGAAGGCATTCTGCGGAGATAGCCGTCTGCCAGTCAACAGAAGAAATGTCCTTATCCATGTATGCTTGAAAGCGATTTCGGCGCGTGATGCCATAACCGCGGAGCGTAGAAGGGGATAAAACACCTTTTTCGGCAGCCATCATTTTTTCGATTGCGTCACCAGTGGTAAGCCTCGGAGTACTTTTCTTTTGCTCTATGAAGCCGGCACGGACGGCTTTTGCTTTGGCAATGCAGAGTTCTCGCGTTGGCTCGGTGATGCTCTGCTTTTCAGCAGCCAAGTAGACATTCCAGTTTCCGCTGGCTAGTTTGTGCGGTGATGGAATTTTGATTTCATCTTTTTTCTTGCGCTCCTTGATCTGCTTTTCGCCGCACCAGTTGCAGAATAAAGAATTTTTTTCTATCTCTCTGCCGCAGGATTTACAAATCATGAGCAATCAACTCCTGATAGCGAGAAATAGCGTCATCGCGCTCTTGCATGACGCGAAGAAATTCTTCTTTCAGTGCCGCGAAAGATTCCGCGCAGATGCCGAGCTGGGGCGCGAGTTTGATGTTTTTATCCAGCGCGTCAAGGACTGCCTGATCGCGCTCTTGAGATTCGTTCAAAATAGATGCCTCCGGGGTCAAGATTTTTTATTGTGCCGTACAATACGGATCGCTACGATGCCGGACAGGATGGAAGCGGCGACGATCACGAGGATCAGCGCCCATGCCAGGGGGGACAGATTGCCGAACTGGATGAGACCGGCATCCTTGATCCGAAAGTCGAAAACAAGGTAGACGATCAGAGCCAGCACGAGAAGAGGCGTTAGGAGAAAGTGCATGGTATACATGGCGTCCGTGCTCTTTGAACGCTCGACTTTGGCATTTGCGGTGTTGACCTCGCCGGTCAGGCGTTGGATCTCCGCATCCTTTTGTGCGTTCGCCAGTTGCAGAGCGTGGAGTTCTTTGCGCAGTTCGGATTCGCTTTCAACGGGAGCGTTGAGACCGCAGAGCTGGTCAAGTGAGAGCCCCATGCTGTCCGCGACGGCAGCTTCGTTAAAGAGCAGAGGATTTGCCTGCGTGCCGGCATTGACGCGGCTGACGTTGGAATACGGCACGCCGGAACGCCCGGACAGATCGGTCACAGTCCAGCCGAGCTCGTTTCTGCGATGCTTCACCTTTTCTGAGTACGCCTCGAAGAAAGGCGCAAGTTTTTCCATAGATGTCAAAAGAAAACGCCTCCAAATAAGCAGAATTTCAAAAATAGGTTAAATTTTGCAATCCATGGTAGCGAATTTCAAATCTGGGGGAGCAATTCGCAATCTGGAGTATTGATTTTTCCCAAAAACGTCTGATACGATGGAAGTGCAGCAGAACAACGTGTAAACAGTCTGGTCGCTATGGACATTGCCACCGGCAGAACGGCGGCGAATTGGTTATCTCGGCATGACGGAAAAAGCCCCCTTCAAAAACTAGGATGAATGCCGGACCATGGTCCGGCAAGCCGTGAGGCATCACGGCTTGATAAGCTACTGATTCTATCACACCCTCGGTACGATAATTGGGACGCGACGGAGTGCGCGATGTAGAAAAAATCGAAAAAGATTTGTACAGGTTGATGATTGATAAATGAGAACAGATGTTTTAATATAAAAGCGACAAAACTAATCTACAATGCACGGCGGCACGAGAACACAGAAAAATATGTGGGAAAGGAAACGGAATATGGCTAGAGACGAAATGACGATAAAAAACGCGCAGCAAATGGAAAGGCTGAATATGGAAAAGCTAAAAGAGGCAATCGCGTCAAACGCATTGAGCCCAATTCAGATTGAGGCTGTCAAGATGATTCTCAGAATGACCGATGAACAGGCTCAGAAAATGCTTCAGATGTACGAAAAACAGCGAGTAGCTACTTATCAAACATGACGCTGCCAACATCCATAAGCCTTTTGGCTTCTTCATCATTTAGGCTCAAAAGAAATTGAATTGCGCGCTCTTTATTCTCAGTTAGATTCTTTGGCGAAAACAGCTCATCGGAAACGGTGGGCTGTTTTTCCTTTGTTGGATTCTTTTCGTCGGAGTTTCCGAGAATCCAATCGGCAGAGACGTTGTAAAAAGCCGCGATTTGCGGAATGTATCGCATATAGGACTTGGAGCGACCAGCCCGCCATTCGCTTACGATATTTGTGGATTTTACACCAAGCGCGCAGAGCAGCGCCTGCGCGCTTCCGTAACTGTCTCCTATCAGTGAAAGGACACGGTCTCTGATCTCGGTTTCTTGATTTGCGTTGTTGGGCGTTTTTGACATAAACGTACCTCCTGATTTGTGCAAATGTCCGAAATCACATAAAACGTGTGAATCGTATTGAAATCACATAAATCATGTGATACAATACGTCCGTAAAGCAAATTAGACATAAAAGGCAAAAGAAAAGCAATGGCGTTCGGCAGAAATACCTAACACCGTTCGTGTTTCATGTGACATAGCACATGCATGATAAATTTTTTTGCCGCGTTTGTCAAGCGGTCTTTACACAAAACACATGAATTTTATGTGAATTTATTGACGAATTTGGAGGTGTAAGTATTTTCGAGCTTTTTAAGGCAGAAATCGTGAAGCAGAAGCGAATCAAGCAGCTCACAAATGCAGATTTGGGACACCTGACGGGCTTCTCACGTTCGACGATCGATGCGTTCATGGCGGGGGCAAGAGAATCCGAAAATGTGGCAAGAGCCATTGCAAAAGCGCTCAAGATCGAGATGTGAGGTGGTATTAGAACATGAACAACCTCGTATTCTTGACGCCAAACACAGAAGAGCCGTTTACGACGTCGGAGATTATCGCGGAGTGCGCAGAGGTAAAACGCGACACGGTGCAAAAACTGATTCAGCGGCACGAGGAAGACTTCCGGGAGTTCGGAAGGGTCGGATTTGAAATCCGACCCTTGCAGACACGCGGCGGACAGCAAATGGTCAAGGTCTATCACCTGAATGAGCAGCAAGCGACGCTTCTATTGACATTTCTTCGCAATACACCAAATGTCATCGCGTTCAAAAAGGAACTTGTCCGGCAGTTCTACGCCATGCGGGAGGAACTGATGAACGTGCGGGCGACTCGCGCGGCACGAAAACCGATCAGGCTTGAAATGACAGACGCGATCAAAGCGCTGCCGGATAGCCCTCACAAGCAACTGAAGTACAGTCAGTACACAGATCTGGCATATCGAATGGCGATTGGAAAGTCGGCACGGCAAGTAAGGGAAGAGCGCGGCGCATATAAATGCGCAAATGCCAGCGACTACATGACATCTGACGAACTGCAAGCAATATCTGCGATGGAAAATCGCGTGTCGGTTTTGCTGCAAGTAGGCATGAACTATCAGCAGATCAAGGAGCTTTTAGCACAATCGCAGTGTGGCTAATCTGAAGCATCGGGACAGTCCAAATTTGGACAGACACTATCAGATTTCAAATGGAGGCGAGAAAGATGCCGTATTTGAAAAGCCGTGAGCCGGATTTTATCAAGGTCACACGGCTCATTAAGGGATATGCGACGGCGCCGAAGGTGGCAGAGATGATCGGGTGCTCGGCAAACACGGCGCGAAAGAAGATGAAAGAACCGAAGCTGTTTACGCTGGGTGAACTGAATCAGATTTGCCGCAGGGCGCATATCCCCGTGGAAGAAATGAGGCAGGCGGCGCAGGTATGAGCTTGATCAGAAAACATTTTGAAGACCGGGAGAGCTGGCTGATCGGGCGTCAGGAACTCGGAATTGGCGCATCGGACGCGGCGGCGGTTTGCGGAATATCACCGTGGACAACGCCTATCGAGCTGTGGAAGATCAAGACCGGGCAGAAAAGTCAAAAGGACATATCCGGCAGCGAAGCTGTGGAACGCGGCGTGAGGATGGAGCCGGCACTTCGTAATTTGTACGCCGCGATGAACCCGCAGAGGAAGGTCGAGCATTACCCATACGACATTCTGGCGCAGAGCGAACGACCTTGGCTCACGGCGACGCTGGACGGGCAGGTCACAGACGAAAACGGGCGCTGCGGGGTCTTGGAGATCAAGACCGGGCAGCTCATCAAAAAAGCGGATTACCAGAAATGGGCGGATGGGCAGGTGCCGGTTTGGTACTTTGCACAGACGCTTTGGCAGATGCTGGCGACCGGCTGGGAGTTCGTAGATCTGTTTGCGGCGCTGCGGGATATTCGGGGGGACTGGTCGATCCGAACAAGGCACATTGAACGAGCAGATCACGAGGATGATCTTGCGTGGCTGCTGGACAAGGCGGACACATTCTGGGGCTATGTACAGACCCGGACGATGCCGCCCATGACACTGACATTGTAGGAGGAGGTAAAAAATGTTCGTAGGAGTGAAATTCTACCGCGAGAGCGCGCAGGGATACGTTGGTCGGGCGTACAGCTACGAGACAGACCTGCCGCTGAAGATCGGCGACCGCGTGGTCGTGCCGGCGGGCGATGGGAAGAATCGGGCAATCGTGGCGGAGGTCAATGTGCCGCAGGAAAACATCAACCCGGCATACTTTCCGCTCAAGCGTATCACGGAATATGACGAGCCGGAGGCGGATGGCTGATGCAGACGACAGAAATTCGGATGATTACCGACCTGGACAAAGCCATCCCGCAGAGCCTGGACTTCAACTTTGACGAGGTCAAGGCGTGGCTGGCGGAGAACTTGGCGGCATACAAGACCATGGTGGTCACAGAGGACGCAATCGGCGCGTCCAAGGCGGATAAAGCGAAGATCAAGAAGATCAGCGCCGCGATCTCGGAGCAGCGCATTGCCATCAAGAGGCGCTACCTCGAACCCTACAACGAGTTCGAGGCGAAGATGAAGGAACTCGCCGGGATGTGCGACGAGGCGGCGAAAAACATCGACACGCAGCTCAAGGCGTTCGATGAGAAGCGGAAAACGGAGAAGCGCTTGGCACTGTGCGAATATTTCAAATCCATCGAGCCGCCGGCATGGCTGGCGTTTGAACGGATCGAAGATCCCCGCTGGATGAACGTCACTTATGATCTGGAGACGGCGAAAGCCGCGATTCACGCACAGGTCAGCGCGATCACGGAAAATCTGGAGACAATCACGAGCGCGGGCGGCGAATTTGAGAACGAGATCCTGCTGGAATACCAGAAAACGCTCGACCTTGGATCGGCGCTGCGGCGCGGCACGGAGCTCATGCGCATGAAGCAGGAGCGCGAAGCCAGAAAGGCGGCGCAGGAAGCCGCCGCACAGGCGAGATTTGCCGAACAGCAGAAGATCGAACGGGAGTGCGCGGAACAGAATGCGCGCCGTAAAGCGGATATGGCGGCGGCAGAACAGGCGGAACGGATTCTGAACGGAGCTCCGCCAGAAATTCCGGCAGAAGAGCCGGTGCAGGTGCTCGATTTCAGATGCTTTGTGACGGCGGCGCAGAAAACTGCGCTGCGGGACTGGCTGAACGAGAACGGCATTCGGTTTTGCCGCGTGCCGAAATTTGGGGACTAAACGGAGGGAATGAATCAATGAACGCAACAAACAGACTTGCGCCGAGTGGCGCTCGGCAGTCGTTTTCTAACGCGATCACGTCCAACGCGATGCAGGGGCTGATCCAGAAGTCGCTGAAGGACGATAAGGTAGCGGCACGCTTCACCTCGACGCTTATTTCGGCAGTCAATGCGTCGGAACAGCTCAAGGCGTGCGACCCCGGAACGATCGTTGCCGCCGCGCTGCGCGGCGAGGGCATGGGGCTGTCGCTGGGAATGGGGTACTATCTTGTCCCGTATGGTCAGACCTGCGTCTATGTCCTCGGCTATAAGGGTATGCTGCAGCTCGCGCTTTCCACGGGGGCATACAGCGACATCGACTGCATCGACATCCGCGAGGGCGAATACAAGGGGCGAGACCGCAGGACGGGGAAGCCGTCGTTCGACTTTAACGTCTATGATTCGGACGAAGAGCGCGAGGCGGCGAAGATCACCGGGTATTACGCCTACTTTGAGCTCAAGGATGGGCTTTTCAGAAGTGAATATTGGTCAATGGACAAGCTGCTGCGGCACGCGGAGCGGTACGCGCAGGCGTTCGACCTGGAAAAATACAAGGCATTCGTGTCGGGTGAACTGAGCGAGGCGGAGGAAGCGAAGATTCGGAAGTCCACACCTTGGTATGATGTGGACGGCGGACAGGAACGGATGTGTAAGAAAACGGTGCTTCGCAGTCTGCTGAACTCCGGCTATGCGCCGCTCTCGAACGAGGTGCGCTATGCGCTGGACAGCGACGCAGAGACCGGCGTTGTCCCCGATATGCCGATTCTGGACGTGGACAAGCGAACGGGAGAGGTCGTCGGCACGACAACCGCAGCGCCGGCGCTGGACGATGCGTCCGATGATGATTTCTTTACGGACGGAGAAACGCCGGAGAATGTGATGGCAGATCGGGGAGCTGCCAAGCAGGAATCTGCGGCGGCGACGAAGCAGCCTGCGGAAAAACAGCCGCGCACGCAGAAAAGACCGCACGAGATCGTAAGACCTGACGTACAGCCGATCATCCCCACGGAGGACGACGGTGGATTCTTTGGCGGTGGGGACGCATGAGACCCATTGCGAGTGCGGTCACACAAGACCCGAAGGACCCGAAGCGGCGCGTATGTGAGACAATGCTGGTATGGGGCAAGGTCACGCGGGATGCAAAATTTGAGTATACCAAAGGCGCGACCCCGAAGCCCAAGGTGACGTTTGGGATCGCCTATGAGGATAAACGGTTTATGAACGTGATCTCCGTGGGGGATTGCCGGCAGACGGAGCTTGCACAGCGGGCGCAAAAGGGAGATTGGGTACTCATCGCCGGTCACTGGGCAAGCAAGGAATACAGAAACAGCGCCGGAGAAGACAAAACGTGGGACGAGCTGCGGATCGACCACATGGAGATTTTGAGCGACGGCGTGCGCGAGGCGGCGCTGGATGCGCTGGTCGGGAGCCTGAATGCGGCGATGGCGGACGGGTATATTCAGAATCGCAAGGAGTTTACGAAAAAATTCAATGCGGCGTTTGTAGACTCGTTCTGGGAGCTGTGCCAGCAGATGCAGGGATCGATGCCGGAAGAAGATGTGCCGGCAGGGGAATACGAAGATGTGCTCGGCACAGATGACTATGAGCTCACGATTTGAGGCTTGATCAATGAGCAGAAGCATCAGCCTTTCCGACCTGCCGGAACCGTACCGGCAGCAGGCGGAACGGAAATTATTGCAGGAACTGAAACGGCGGGCGGCGAATCAGCCGCCCGCACCGCAAAAAAACCAGAAGCCGAAGAAACAGCCCAAACTGCATAACCAGAAGGTCGAGCACGACGGAAGATTATTTGACAGCAAGCGAGAAGCGGATCGCTATGACGAGCTTCGTCTGCTGGAAGCACAGGGCTTGATTCAGAATCTGGAATGCCAGAAGGAATATCTGCTGATCCCCGCGCAGTACAAAACGGAGGAGCGGTACGGCGCGAACGGGAGGCGGCTCAAGGACAAGCAGGTGCTTCTGGAGCGCGCCGTGACCTACATTGCGGATTTTGCATATGAGCAGGACGGTGAGCTCATCGTTGAGGATTCCAAGGGGTATCGCAACCCATCATCCGCGCCGTATGCAAAATTTGTGCTCAAGAGAAAGCTCATGCTATGGGTGCATGGCATCCGGGTGAGAGAAGTATAACGGAATTGGGAGAGATACTATGGAGAAGACACTGGACAGCATGGTCATTACGGCCGTCGCGCCGTGGAACAGCTCGTTTCGGGAAGAAAAAGGCGGGCTACATACGGATTCACAGCAGAACATTGACTTTTGCCTGAATCACTGCCCATATGCGGATTCGGAGTGCTGCAATTGTCTTTCCGGCGGAAAACCGAAAAAGGCGGAAGGCAGACCGAAGAAAATCGAGCTGGAGCGCCTGGCGGAGATGCTGACGCTCAAACGGACGAACTCGGAGATCTGTCAGGCGTTTGGCGTTACGAGAAGGGCTGTGGAGCTTGCGAAGAAAAAACTGAACGAAAGATGCGCAGGAGGTGATTTGGGGTGAAGCATTATGGCGATATACGCAGGATTGTCGGCGCGGAGATCGAGCCGGTAGACTGCATCATCGGTGGTTCGCCCTGTCAGGACTTGTCGATCGCCGGGAAACGAGCCGGGCTTGCGGGAGCGCGTTCCGGGCTTTACATGGAACAAATCAGAATCATCAGGGAGATGCGGGAACATGACAGAAAGAATGGACGAACAGGTGAGTTTATTCGACCAAGATACATGGTATGGGAAAACGTGCCGGGAGCGTTCAGCTCCAACAAAGGCCGAGACTTTGCGGCAGTCCTTGAAGAAGCTATCCGCACGGCGGAGCCGGAAGCCCCCGATATTCCAGTGCCTGAAAAAGGATGGCCGACCTACGGCGGATACCGCGACGTGGACGGACGATGGAGCGTGGCTTGGCGCGTGCTCGACGCGCAATGGTGGGGAGTGCCCCAACGCCGCCGTAGGATCGCGCTTGTCGCAGATTTTGGAGGAACATCCGCACACGAAATACTATTTAACCGCAAAGGCGTGTATGGGCATCCTGAGACGAGCGGAGCGGCGGGGGAAGGACCTGCCGGAGAAGCTGAAAGCGGCACTTACGAATCAGGCGCGGGAATAGGGCAAGAAAGCGTTTTCTGCCTGCAAGGTAACGGCATAGACCGCGCGGACACAGCCGGATGCAACGGGAAAGGCTGGCGCGAGGATGTGAGCTATACACTCAACACCATCGACAGACCGGCGGTGTGCGCAGGATTTAAGCTGGGAAACAGCGAGCAGGCGCGGAGCATCGGATACCAAGAGGAACAGTCGCCGACGCTCAACGCAGAGTGTGGTGGAAATAAGCCGGCAGTCGTGTACAGCTTCGATTCTCTTGCGTCCAACAGCATGAAATCTCCGAACCCAAAGAGCGGGTGCAGAGAGGTAGACACGGCGAGGACGCTGGATACCACGTCACCCGATCCATCCAAAAATCAGGGCGGTATCGCAATTCTGGACATGAGTCATGCGAACGATGTGATTCGCGAGTGTGGGGATGTTGTGCCGACGATGCAAAGCCGGATGGGAACCGGCGGAAAACAAGTGCCGCTGACGTATGCGTGGAATCGCTCCGACAGCCTTTCGGAATCGAATGTTGCGTGTACGCAGAGCGCACGGCAAGGTAAATCTGCAACGGATTTAAGCATACAGCACGGAATTGTGCGCCGCCTCACACCATTGGAGTGCGAGAGACTTCAGAATTTCCCAGATGGTTGGACGGATATCGGCGCATGGACAGATGAAAAGGGGAAACTCCACAAGGAATCCTCGGACAGCGCACGGTATCGCGCGCTTGGAAATTCCATTGCGCTGCCGCCTTGGAAATGGGTGCTGAAACGACTCTGCGCACAGTATGAACGTGATGCGACGATGGGTAGTTTGTTTGACGGAATTGGCGGCTTTCCGCTGCTTTGGACACAGCTTAACGGCTGGGGCAGCGTGAAATGGGCAAGCGAGATCGAGCCGTTCTGCATCGCGGTGACGAAGCGGCATTTTGGAGATGCAGAGACCGGCGAGGCGGGAGACCTTTGGAAGTATCTGATGGGAGGAACGGACGAGCGGCATGAATAAGAAAGTAACGTTTCAGTGCCCGACGTGCGGAAGATGGGTGACGCGGGTGCGGGATGATTCGGCGGGAAAGATGTATTGCAGCTTTGAATGCGCAAACATGGCGCGAGGTCAGAACGATTACGAAGAAGGCTATGCCCGACTCAGAAACAAAGCGGGCGACCTCCCGCACGATGTGGTGCAGATCGTTATCACGGAAGAGATCCCGGTATTTCCGCAGTTTCGCCCAGTGGTCGGGAAGGTCTACAGAGCCGAGCGGTATCACAGCAGCCGCACGAGCGGGGCGACCGGGTATGTGATCGTGGTGAATGGTACACGCATAAATGTGCGGGAGGCGGAATGCGGCGTTGTGGAAACACCGCCGGAGGAAAAGAGCAAGCCAAAGGAAAAACTCTGCGACGAGGGCACGCTGCAACGGCTCAGATGGGCATTTCCGGGCAGCCATATCAATGGCTGGAACGAATTTGTGATAGATGACCGGGCAAATCAGTTCTTCCCGCTGCATGGATGCAAGACGGAGAAGGATCTGATCTGTCTGGTACTGGAGAACCTGCCGCGCGGTGCGTGCACAGCCGCTCCGCGCAGGTACAGAAGCGATAATCTGAAATTCCGGGAGTTCCTACTCAATGGCATTAACACGTTTTTGCATACGAATTTCTGCAAAGACGAAATGATGTGCCTGTATGAGATGCTGCATGGCGGAAAAAACCGCAGAAAAACCATCCGCTTTATTGAAAGCGGGTTTGATATGAGCGCTTTGCGCGGGGAGGGGTAGTATGACAGTTCTGAAAAGTCCGTGCACGCCGGACTGCCCGCGCAGGAGCGCGACGTGCCACGCGGAATGCAAAGAGAATCTGGAATATGCGGCGCAAAAACAGGAGGTTTATGCGGCGAGGGCAAAGAAGGCAGGCTTTGACATCTTTACACCTGCGGCAAAGGCCAGAGCGCGGCGCACGCAGATGAAGAAAAAGCAGGGGAGGTTTCACCAATGAGCATTGTGATCGAGACGTGTCCGAACTGCGGCGCGGTGATTCACGACGAGGTGGTCGCTACGCTTCCGCCGATTCCGCGCAAAGTGTGCTACCAGTGCGGCTGGCGTCATGAGCTGCCGCGGGAAACGATCGAGTATCGCCCATTTGGCGGGAATGCTACGAAACTTGCGGATGGAGGTCGCAATGGCGGGATTTTGTAGCGCAAAAGGTATGGCGTGCGCGTTTGCGGGGGCGATTGGGCAGTGCCAAGTGAGCGCGTGCCAATATCCGACGGCGGCGTGTGCGTATACGCCCAGAATGACCGATGGAATCGTTCGCTGCCCCAACGGGCATATTCTTGGTGTTTTCAAGGGCAGTGGCAGTTTGGAAATTCGGCACAAGGGAAGGCAAGTGCGGGTCACATCCCCCTGCGGAAGTGTAAATATCCGATGCGAGCAGTGCGGTGCTGAAATTACGGTGACGCTTCCTGGAGACGATTTATATGTACGATGAAATGCAGATGCGGCCGTGCGGCGGGGGATGGGCGTATTGCGATGGACGGTGCGAGCGGTGCGCCTGCATGACGGTCACGAGCACGACGAGTTCTTCGCAGACGAAGCAAGGAAAGAATGCAGCACCTTGGCTTGAGAGCCTTGAAGAAAATTGTTTGGCGGCCGGGACAAATACGAATTTTCCGCAGAAATAACATCGGAGACGAAAAGCGCCGGAGGGCTTTCCTCCGGCGCAAGATAAATGCTATGCAAAGTTTACGCGATCTGGATCGTTGTTGCGAGGTAGAGTTTCAGCTCATAATCTTTTTCGCGCGGGTGGAAGGAAAACGCCCGGACAC